AAAATGAAAATGGGAATGGGAAAAAAGAGAAAGTAATTGTTTGAAATTTGCCCTATTAAAAACAAAATGTGTGGATTCTGTGGATACGATAAAGAAAAAATCTTGCGATGTGGATTCGCAGGACCTGAGAACAGAATTGTTTACATGGTTAAGTGTCCTTTAGATGCAAAGAAACGCAGAAGAAGATAGAGGCGTTGCCTTGAATTGTGAGCTGGTTGGTATAAAGAATCTTAAATCTACTCATAATTGGAGAATAGAGTTTGATGTCTATGAGATTGATAACGATAAGGTAAAAGAGCTTATGGATATTATTGAGAAACCAGTTGTAGTTGGGATTGTTCCAAGTCAATAAACAAACGATGAGCAAACGATAATGGCAAAGTTTGAGAAGGGAAATAAGATTGGTAATAGATGGAAAAAAGGTGAGTCTGGAAACCCTAATGGCAGAAGGAATGCAGCTAAAGATATTCTCAATCAGTTGCTTGATGTTGAGATTGATGATAGGACACAAAGAGAACAATTAATGTTGAAGCTAATTCAAATGGGAATGAGAGGGGATCTGGGAGCGATAAGAGAAGTTCTGGATCGTACTGAGGGTAAGAGTAAAGAACATATCATAACAGAGGAGTTCAAACCTTTACAAGTTTTAGAGTTTGGTGATGATGTTTTAGATGAGAAAGTCAAGGGTTAATGAACCCTTAATGAACAGTACAAGATAAAGATAAAGATAAGGATAAGGATTAAGATAAATATAAATGAATGCAGATTTATCTAACAAAAGAGAGAAAAGAGATACTAACTCATCCAGCCAGATTCAAAGTAATTACGGCAGGGCGAAGATTCGGAAAGTCAGTTCTGGGGTTGGCGTTCCTTTTAAAGGGGCGAATGCAGCAGGGCGAGAATCGTTGGTATATAACTCCGACTTATCGTCAAGGCAAGATAACAGTCTGGCCAACGCTCAAACAGATTATGAGGAACAGAGGATGGAAGATCAACGAAACGGAGCTGAGTTGTACTCAGTCAGGTGTTACGATTGCGATTAAAGGATCAGATGCAAGTGATTCTCTCAGAGGTGCAGAGCTTTCCAGAGTTGTGCTTGATGAGTACGCTTATCAAAAAGCTGGAGTGTTTGAAGAAGTGATCTATCCTATGCTAACAACAACCAATGGCGAAGCGATGATGATCGGAACTCCAGATGGATTCAGTAATAATAACTTTTATGATTACTTCAATAAAGGGCAAGGTGAGGATAAGGAGTGGAAGTCATGGCAGTTCAGAACTGTTGATGGTGGCTTCGTAAGTGAAGAAGAATTAGAACTTGCAAAGGCGAACTTAGATGAAAGAGCATATCGCCAGGAATTTATGGCAAGTTTTGAAACGGCTGCTAATCGTGCAGCTTGGGCATTTGATAGGGATGTTAATGTTAAGACAGCAGAAGAATTGAGTAGCTACTATGTTATCGGTTGTGATTTCAATGTTGATTACATGAGTGCTGTTCTTGGATGTATCTATGGTGATGGAACTATTCATTACTTCGATGAGATAAGGCAGAACAATTCATCAACAGAGATGCTATGTAAAGAGATGAAAGATAAATGGCCAAAGGCTAAAGAGATTTATCCAGATCCTGCTGGTTCAGCCAGAAGCACAACATCTCATCGTTCAGATCATCAGATATTAAAAGATAACAACTATAACGTCTATGCAAGGAAAGCTCATCCATCACATAGAGATAGATTGAATGCCCTTAACAGAAAGTTAAAGGATGCCAATGGTAAAGTAAGAATGACCATTGATCCTAAGTGTAAACATTTAATAAAAGATTTAGAGCAAGTTCAGCGAGATAGAAATGGTGGCATTGATAAAAGCAATATAGAATTGACTCATAGCTTAGATGCAGCATCATATCTGATCGAATATAAATGGCCCATAGTTCAACGAATCGCAACATCAATACAATGGTAAAGAACTATGATAGTAGAAAGTAAAGATTTTGTAAGAAGTGGTTTAAAGGATTTCTTATCTGAAATTACTTCGGATAATGTTGAGGAGCGTTATCGCTTCTTGAGTTATTATGAGGGTATGTCGCAAGAAATGGAAAAGGATTTGGCAAAGTATTTCCCAATCAAATCTTTAGAAGTTCCAATGATTGTTCAGAACGTAACCTCTAAGTTGATTAATGCTCGTGCTATTGCTTATAAAAATACACCAGTAAGATCAAACGAAGATTATCTGGATAGTGTAAAAGACTTAGATCAAGCTATGATAACAGCAGAGCGTTTAACGTATTTGCTTGGCTCTCACTTGATCAAGAGTAGATATAACGAAGATAAGAAACTTATCGAGTACGATCAGATAATTGAGTTTGAACCAATCTTTGAGCCAAGAAGCCGAGAGCCTTTTGCTTATGTTTATCCTATATACAATCATGGACAAGCAAGAGATAATGAGGTTGTGTATGCTTATTGGTCAGCAGAGGAGCATTTCTTAATCCATCAGAACGGCAGAGTTGAATCTGTAAATGATGAGAATGTAAATCCTTATGGTGTATTGCCTTTTACTATTTGCCATCGCCATCCATATACGACTGATTTTATCCGAAATGGTGCAACAGATATTGTAAATGCTAATCTTATGATCAATGTATTGATGACTGAACTTGGATTAGCTATGAGATTACAAGCTCTTGGTCAGCCAGTCATATCTGGAGTGGATCAGATGAATCAAGTCAGCTTGGGTGTTGATAAGCCTATGGTTCTTCCAGAGGGTGCATCATTTAACTTCGTAAGCCCAGGTGGAAGCATTAAAGAGTATATTGATTCAATCAGATTCTATGTTGATTCAGTAGCTTATAACAATAACCTCAAAGTGAAATGGTCAGTAGGTCGTGAATCTTTTGTATCTGGTGAAGCGTTAAAGATGGCCGAGATAGATTTAACTGAAGCAGTCATGGGTGATTACCAGATGATCTGGAGAGGTGTAGAGAATAGAAGATTTGAAACCGATAGAAGAATCTTGGAAGTGCATGGGATCAACATATCCGATGAATACAGCGTTGATTTCTCAGAGCCAAGATTCCCTCTAACGGCTAAAGAAGAAAGAGAACAATGGAACTGGGAGTGGGCAAACGAACTATCAACTCCAAAGGATTGGTTAAGAAAATATAATCCAGATCTTTCTGAAGAAGAATTAGATGAGATGGTAGCCGAGATGCAGCCAGAAGCAGAAGCTCCAGCTCAAACATTAGGTGAGATACTTAGTAGCTAATGGCTTATAATCCAGAAACATTCGCAAATAAATACGAGGCAGCTCTTAATAGAATAGCTTCTCTCTATCAAAGAACCATTGATAGTGGTGCTGGTGTAAATCAATTATTGGTTGCTATCGGCAATATTGATTTCAAGGATTTAATAGAGAATGAACTTGGATTTAATAGGGAGCTTAACAACGTAGCTCAATCTTATGTGGATGCGTTAAGAGATATGGATGGTTTTGCAGATGTTGATGAATCTGTATTAAGAGCGTTAGTTGAAAGCGATCTGAATATCTATCGTTCAAAGTTTGATGATACTTATGTCCAGATGAAAAGCCTATTCACCGAATCTGTTGTGAATGGATTACCAAGAGAGGCTTTTGTAGATGCCTTGACTAAAGGTCAAGCTGGAGTGCTTTCACCATTCCAAGCTAAATCACTTTATACTGATTCGATTGCAAAGTTTAATAGATCAGTAATGAAACAGATGGCAGAGAACGCTCCAGCCAATACTATGTTTATCTATACTGGGCCAATAGATGATAGAACCTCTGATATTTGTTTGCAGATTTCTGCTGCTGGGCCAATGACAAAAAAACAAATAGAAAGCAGATTCCCTGGTACGTTCATCAATGGTGGGCATTTTAACTGCCGACATCAATTCAGAAGATTTACTTCTAAGGGAATGTATAAGCAAACAAAGATTGAAGCTGAGTTTGAAGATAGAGATTTAACGCAAGTAACGAGATTATAATGGCAAGAGTAAAACCATTGAACACCATCGTTGATATTAAATTAGATACAATGGAAGATATTGCAGATGCTTCTGCTAACGAAGTAAGGGATCAAGTTAGAAATAAAGGAATTATAAAAGGTAAGTATTCTCCAAGCTATGCAGCATTTAAAGCTAAAAAAGCAAGATTTAGAAACACTTCTTTCATAGACCTTACTTTTGATGGTGTAACTCTTGATAGTTATATGCGATTACCAAGCGAAGCTACTAAAGATTCTCAAACAGTTGGATTCACCAACAAAGAAGCAGAGAATGTTGCTAAAGGATGGGCGAAGAAGAAATACAATCTATTCGCAGCACCAGTATTGAAAGCTATTAATAAGATTGTAGATAAAAGAATTGATAAAAACTTAAAAAGAAACTTTGACCAGGCATCTGGTCGAACAACCATAACAATAGGTTAACTCACAAAAGAGGATATAAATGTCAGAAAAAGAAGTCGGTCAGGACGTAAAAACTGAAGCCGTTAGTGATAACGTAAAAGATCAAGCC